TAGATTCAGGCACTTAGCTCTAACCACCTGTTTTTAAAGGATATTTTTTTATGAAAAAAATGTGAAAATACTATTGACGAAATAACTGTTTCCTGGTAGAATTATATTAACAATTGGAAAGGCAACACAGCCGCTTAAGGAGAATCTCATGTCTGCTACTGTTCCATATTATGCATTTGTCGTCGCACAAACTTCCGACGTTTTAAAGAAGGTTTTTGTGCAGGTTTCGGCTGTAACCTCTGACGAGGCACAACAAGAAATTCGTCGATTACTGGAAGACGAATATCCTCAGTTCGAGAATTTTGCTGTTGGTGTTCCTATGGGTTTTGAACCAGGTAGGGATATCTGGGACGTTGTAAACGCCTCAAATATCGACATCGACGAAGTCATAAAATTTCCTTATTGAGAAACAGACACTTGTCAATAAGCCGTTGATTTTAAATGATGTTTTTTTCACAGAAAACATTTGACAAATAAACGGAAACCTGGTAGAATTAACTTATCAAATCGGAAAAGGAAACTCTATATCATGTCTATCTCGTCCAAAAAGGCTGAACAAATCAATAAAGACCTTCTCGAAGCTTTGAACAAAGTTGCTGCCAAGCATGGTCTTGAACTGAAGCCCAGTCGTGGTCGTTTTACTGAAAGTAATTTCCGCAAGCGGGTTGAGTTCATGGCTGTCGATTCTGACGGTGAAACTCTGACAAAAGAACGCCGTGATCTTGATCACTACAAAGCTCGCAAACTGGGTCTGTCTTCTGCTGATTTTGGCCGTCAATTTACCATTCCCGGTGAAGGCACCTTCGAACTGATCGGTTTCCGTACTCGTGCTCCGAAGCGTCCGTTGCAAATCCGTAATGTCGAAACCGGCCATATTCACATCTCCGTTTCTGTCATCAACGGCATGCCGATCGCCAAACTTTTGGCTGCTTAAGAAAAACATTTGACAAAATAATCGAAACCTGGTAGAATATACTTGTTAAATCAAACTCAACCTAACTCGTGAAAGAAAGGATACATTATGTCTCATATGGTTGAAACTATGGCGTACGCTGGAGAAGTTCCCTGGCATGGTCTTGGAAAGCGCGTCCATAACGATCTCACTCCTGACCAAATGCTTGTTGAAGCTGGTCTCGATTGGGAAGTTGTCGAAGTTCCCTCGTTTGTAGAGTTCAACGGCGACAAAATTCCGACCGGAAAGAAAGCTCTGGTTCGTTCTACCGACGGGCGGGTTCTGACCAACACTGGTGAGAATTGGCATCCTCTGCAGAACTCTGAAGCTTTTGAGTTTTTCCAGGAGTTCGTCATGGCTGGCGATATGGAAATGCACACCGCCGGAAGTCTTGACGACGGTCGTATGGTCTGGGCACTTGCAAAGGTCAAGGACTCATTCACCATCGGCAAGAAGGACACGGTTGAAAGCTATCTTCTGTTGACCAATCCGCATCGTTACGGTAAGTCGATCGAAGCTCGTTTCACTCCTATCCGTGTCGTTTGCAACAACACGTTGACATACGCGCTGTCTCAACAGTCCGAACAGATGGCTCGTGTTGGTCACCGTACTAAATTCGATGCTGATCTCGTCAAGGAAACTCTCGGCATCGCCGGTGAAATGATGCAGGATTATAAAGAACTGGCTGAAGTCCTGTCCTCAAAGCGTTACAAGAAGGACACCGTCGAAGAATACTTCGGACAAATCTTCCCGATGACATCTAATAAGCGTGGAAATGATCTGTCGCGCAACGCACAGATGGCCCTGGACGTCCTCGAAACCCAGCCGGGTGGGGACCTTAATCCGGGCACTTGGTGGCAGGCTGCTAACGCTGTCACCTACCTGACTGACCATCACCTGGGCAACAGTCAGGAGACCCGCCTGCAATCTGCTTGGTTCGGTGGAAACCGTAACAAGAAGGTTAAGGCTCTGGAGCTCGCGCACGAATACGCGATGGCTGCCTAAGGGGTCCGGGGGTGGTGCAATGCCACCCCCACTTCCTTCTTTATCTTAAATAAGAAGAATATATCATGGAACTTTGGTTGTGGCCTCAATGGACTTTGTTTTGTCTATGGGCTGTTTCATATGCTGTTCAGTTTTATACTACTGCACATAAAGGTGCTCTTGAATTCACAATAGCAATTTTGGTTGCAGTCTTCATTCAGTACTGTTTATATGCTGGTGGATTTTGGTGAATAGCCATAATAAATATTTCGTTACATTCTTACAGGAGATTGCATGGCACTTACAATCAAACATACAGACGACATTGAGAAAAACGAACTAAACGTAGCCGCTAACGGTGGAACTGAGATGATGCAACGTGCTCTCAAAGAGCGTCTGGATTCAGATCTCTATAACAAGTTCCAGATTATATGTTCGCGTGTGCGCGACATAGATCCAAATCGAATTCCTATTCTGTGGTGTCATGACACATTCAATGATCCAGAATCTCAGCATCTAAAAGATCCAGCTTCAAGAGATAGGTTTGCCATGAAAGTCTTTGTGTCTCATTGGCAGTTTATGACATATCATTATGGCCTGGGTGTTCCTTATAGCAACAGCATCGTTCTTAAAAATGCTATCGAACCATTCGATGAAACAGCTCTTTATAAAAAGCCACAAGACGGTCCCATTCGTCTGATCTATCATACAACTCCTCATCGTGGTCTGGAATTGCTTGTTCCAGTCTTTGAACATCTTTATCAAGAGTATGGTGATCGTATTCATCTTGATGTCTTTTCAAGTTTCAATGCTTATGGATGGCCTGATCGCGACAAACAATACGAAACTCTTTTTGACCGTTGTCGAGAGCATGAAGGAATTACCTATCATGGATATCAACCAAATGATGTTGTTCGTGAAGCACTGAAAAAGTCTCATATCTTTGCATATCCAAATATCTGGATTGAGACATCCTGTATTGCTGCCATTGAAGCTATGTCTGCCGGGTGTGCTTTGGTTTGTCCCAATTATGGAGCTCTTCCTGAGACAACAGCTAATTTTGCTTTCATGTATCAAATGCAGGAAGATCATAATAAGCACGCTAATTTGTTTGCCGTTGTTCTAAAAGATGTGATTGATAAATATTCTTCTGAAGAAGTCAAATCACGAATCTCTTTTCAGAAAGCATATGCTGATTCTGTTTATAGCTGGGACATTCGTGCAACTGAATGGAAAAACCTGTTGACAAGTATGGCAAACTAATATAGTATTATAGTATGAATAAACGTATTGCACAAGCTCAAAAAGATCATGAAAGAGCTCTTCGGAGACTCGGTGTTGGCAAATATTCTAAGAAAGAGAGAAAAGGTGTGATATCTTTTCCTGATTTGTCTGTGAATCCTCCTGCTCCAACATCTGATCGTATCGTGGCTATTTCAAACAAAAGACCAACTGAACTCAAAGAAAGATTAGACGTAAGCAAGAACTTTACAGTGAGTGTTGCTTATAATAAAGGACCTTATATGGTTGTCTCTCAAGATAATGTGAAGGATATTGGACGATGAACAATGCATTAAGTGCATCTGTGGTGAAACTGGATATCACCAGAGACTTCTAATCTCTAGTTTTGGGTTCGAGTCCCAACGGGTGCTCCACAAATTGAGGTATCCTGCCGCCACTACCAACTGAAAGGAATCGTAAAATGCCTAAAGTGAAATCAAGAACACAATATGTATCTAAAGGACAGGGAAGAAACGTAGCACGTAGAACTTTAAAAGCTATGCGTGCTTGCACGGAAGAGGTTGAAACAGCCAACAATAAATTGAACGCTTTTCTTCGTGGAAAGAAAGTTATGTTGACTGTGGAAAATCCAAATAAGCAGGAAACAAATAAGCGCTTTATTCGTGTCCCAGCTAAAGAAGTTTGGGCGCGAAAGAAAAAGGAAGTGTCAGATGTCACAAGTGAAGCCTGATAACTATCATCAGTATGTTGATCTTTTAAAAAACAATATCTGTTTCTGTAGTTTTACAAAGAAGAATGGAGAACTGAGAGATATGACATGCACGTTGCGTGAAGATCTTTTACCGAAGAATGACCGCCCGTTGAAACGAGTCACTCCTGTCTCTGATACTATTCCTGAGTCAATTTCTGTTTGGGATTTGAACAAAGCAGGATGGCGTTCATTTCGTTTAGACAGTGTCAAATATTTCATGCCTCTAGGCCCTATTGACGTCAACGAAGTGTAAATATACCTTCTAGCGGATCTCGAGGTTTCTAGACGGTTCTAGCAGGATCAATAAAAACAGGCACTTAGAGATAAGTCCTTGATTTTACACTATTCCCAGAAAAACTCAGATTTTTTATCCTTTAAAAACAGGCGGTTAGAGATAAGTGCCTGTTTTTATTGGCTATTTTTTTGTGAAAAAACTATTGACGAAATAACTGTTTCCTGGTAGAATTATATTAACAATTGGAAAGGAAATCTGATTATGAAAATGCAAACTCTTCGTCTTTCTTCTGATCTTGAAGAATATAAACTCGTTCGCATGGCTGGAATGACCGGTCGATTGGAATTTGAGTTTATTCGTAAATCCGATCCGATGGGTGAAGTTGAAATTCATTTTTTTGTCCCCGTCAAAGGCGAAAAGCGTTTCTTCGATCAAATTGAGGCCGTCCTGGATTTCGGTGAACTGACGGCGCCCGAAGTTTTCCTTCCTCAAGCTGCTGATCAGCTTTCTGGAGAATGTTAAGGTCTCGGAACATGCTCAAAATGCTTGATAATTTTGAAAGATCATGGCTTCTTAAATCTTTGACACAAGATCAAGATGATTATATGGTCAGTGTCATTGATTTTGCAACTAAAGCTCATGAAGGGCAGGTTCGCAAATACAACGGTGAGCCGTATATCACTCATCCAATTTCTGTAACAAAAACACTTATTGAAAATGCTTCGGAATTTTCATTTGAAGAAGTTTATACTATGATGGTAGCGTCTATTCTACACGATACCGTCGAAGATACAGATGTCACTCTTAAAGACATCGAAGAAAATTTTGGTTCTGAGGTTGCAGTTCTAGTCGACGAATTAACGAATCGACGCATTGAAGGCAACCGCGCTTTTCGCAAAGCTGCTGATCGCGATCGTCTCGCAAAGGTCAGCAAAGCTGCAAAGGCGATCAAAATTGCTGATCTCATCGATAACAGTAAATCTATTGTCGAAGAAGATCAAAATTTCGCAAAGGTCTTTGTTC